ACGGCGGACTACGCGGCCACGGACGCCGCCGAGGGAGACGGTGATCTCGCTGGCATCATAAACCGTGAGCATTGTTCACCTCGAAACGGCGAGCGCCGTCTTAGACGCGGAGCGTACCGCGGATCGTGAGCTTGTGAATGGCCCCGGCGAGCTGCGCCTCGAACGAGAGGCCGGGGTAGTTGCGGGCCGCGCGGTCCAGGACCGAAACGTCCGCGACGGGGATCGCCGTGACCACCGGCGCCGGGGTGGGGGCGACGAAGCCCACGTTCTGGGCCTCCTCGAGCTGGGCGAGGATCTCGCCGCGGAGCACGTCCACGCCCGCGTCGGTGTAGGGGATCTTCGGGTTGTTCGACAGGACGTAGGCCACCCGCTCGCCGAGCCGCGCCTGGAACCAATCGATCCCCCGGGTCACGTCCGCGTACTCGCCCGCCGCGGAGACGCCCCACCGGGTCATGGGGATGCCCGCGACCGAGGTGTAGACGTTGCCGTTCTTCGCCTTGATCGCCGCCTCTTCCGTCCCGGTGAGCCGGTAGACGGAGACGCCCGCGAGACGCTTGAACGCCCACGAATCGGAGCCGGGGTCCGCGGTGAGGCGTTCGGAGAGCCACCCGGCGTCCGGGTAGGCGCCCACGTCCGGATGGTACATCGGGACCGTCCGGGCGTAGCTCGAGGCTTCGAGGAGCGAGAGAACGTCCGTGGTGGAGGCGCCGTCCGTGGCCGCGTAGTCCGCCGTGCGGACCACGAGGAGCTTGGTCCGGGTCTCCGCCCAGGCGGCGGCCGCCACGATGTTCGCGGAGCTCTGAAGGTCCAGGAGGACCCCGTAGAAGTCCGAGTCCTCGAGCTCGAACGCGGAGAGGTCCGCGGCGAGCGATGCGGCCGCGGCGGAGCGGTCCTCGAGGCGGAGCTCCTTGGAGCGGCTCGAGATCGCGATGGTCTCACCCGCGGCCGGAGCGAGGTCCAGGAAGCCCGCGCCCGGGGTCGCGGTGATCCCCGTGCCCACGCCTTCGATCAGCTCCTCGAGGGCGTCCGCGATGGTCGTGGCGGTGGCGGCCGCCTCCACGGTGTAGGTGAGCTCCTCGCCGTCCACCGTGAGCTTGTAGACGAAGCCCTCCGTGGTGACGCTGGGCGTCAGGCGGAGGGCCTGGGCCACGTTGTCCGTGCGGCGGCCGACCTTCACCACCGGCGGGCGAAGCCGCTGGGCGAAGAGCGCGGACAGGATGCCGTGGAGGACCGGGTAGTCCGCCGCGGTGATCCCGGCTTCCTCTGCCTCCGCCAGCGAACGGAACGCCTGGACGGCCGCGCCCGGGAGCTCGTGGTAGGCCGCCACGAGCGGCACGCCGAACGAGGCCCGCGACGGCGTGACCGTCGAGGCCGAAATCCTGATGTCTGCCAGATCTGCGAGGGACATCCCTTGCTCTCCTCGAGGCCCAGGGCCTCGCCTATCGGTTGAACGTCGATGCCACCGGGTCCGCCGTGGCGATGGTATCCCGGGCGTGTTGCGTGGCCTCGAACACGGAGACCGTCCGCCACCGGACAGGGACGGCAGCCCTCGAGACCATCCGCCCGTCGACCTCCACGTCCGCGGTCTGGGCGTCGCCTACGTCCACGAGGGCGAGGTTGGCCGCCTTCGTCCCGGCGAGGAGCTCCTCGAGCGCGCCGCGCGTTCGGAGGCTCTCCGCCACCTGGACCGCAAGGTCTCGCGGGTCCTGGGAATCGCTCTGGATCTCCACCTGAAGCACGAATTCCCGGACGCCCAGGCGGACGGGGATCTGCTGATCCCCTTCGATGCGGGTGGTGGTCCAATCCATCCCGATCCGCGTGGTGGTGGGGATCGAAAGCTCGAGGAAGAGATCGCCGGTGAAGCCGCGCTCCTCGTTTGCCCAGAGGACCGCGCCTTCGGAGAGCTCGAGCGCCTCCGCGGCCCAGGTCTTCAGCGCCGGGATCAGCGTGGCGAAATTCACTTGGAACCTCCCAGGACGCTCGTGACGATCCGGAAGTCCACGGAGCTCCGGAGCTGGCCGGTATGGATCAGGGGCTTCGAGCTCTTCTTCCGGCGGATCGTGCTCGCCGCGTTCGGCGGGGAGAGACCGGCGGCGATGTACTTCTGGATTCCGCCCTTCGCCCGCGCGCCCATGAGCTGAAGGGAGCGGTCGTAGGTGAGCTTCCCCAGCATCCGCTGGGCGGCGAGCTCCCGGGCAAACTGGCGGTTCTCGAGGCGGAAGGTATCGAACCACCCGCCGATGAAGGGACGGGCCGGGATCGTGTCCGTCCCCAGCTCGTTCCAGGTGGCAACGTCCGCGACGGTGGGCCGCGGGCCGCTGGGAGCTCCGGCCGGGCGCCGCGGCGGCCGCTTGCCCTTCTTCTTCGGGTCTCGAGCGGCCGGGGGCGGAACGCCCTTCGCGGTCATGGCGCGCGGGCCCAGAACCCCGATCTCCACGTAGGAGCCGCGGCGGCCGATCTCCGCCACGAGCTTCCGATAGCCTTTGTCGAGGTCGCGGATCTGAACGATGTTCGCCACGGGCCGGGCCCCCTAGATCAGTCGCGGCCCCGCTGCCACCTCGCGCTTCAGCCGCTCGTATGTCTCTTGGTACACGGTTCCGCCGTCCTTCGCTACGAGGCGCATCCCCTGTCCGTAGGGCGAGAGCGCCAGGAGGTGGGCGGCGAGGTATTTGATCCCGTCGTCCGTCTTCTCCCCCCAGACCTTCGAGGCGATGCGGCGGGAGGCCTCCGCCAGCTTCGCATCCACGAGCCCGGGGTACTTCTCGATTGCGTTGAAAAACTCCGGGAATTCCTGGACGAAGCTGGCAGAGGTCAAGGCCACGGGTTACGCCCCCAGAGCGGCGAGGCGAGCCTCGAGGTGGGAGCGAACGCCCTTCCGCTTCTCCGCGGCGAGCCACCCGCGAAGGATCTCCGCGTCGACCTCCGCGTCGATCAGCTCGCCCGCCTCGTCCGCGTTGAACGTGGAGAGGTCCGCGGCCGGGCCGTCCGTGTCACCCGCGGGAGGGGTTGCGTTCGGCGTGGAGGGCGGGCCCTCGAAAGGCTGGGAGTGCGGGATCTGGGCGCCGAGGGGCGGCGTGGGCGTGCCCGGCTCGAGCTCCTGGAATTCGCCGCGCTCGAACGCCGCGCGCATTTCCGGCGAGGCGATCAGGGCGATCTTGCCCGTCTCCACCCACCCGCGGACGGTGCGGTTGTCCTCGAGGGCCTGGACGTGATCCGCGTCCACCTCCGTCATTCCGGGAATGAGCTGGGCCGGGCCGAACGGCCGGACGGGCGGGAGGACGAGGAGCTTGTTGGTCTTGTTCTGGACGATCAGCTTCATGGGGTTCCCCTGGGGCAGAAGGCGCCGAGGGGCCCGGCCGGAACCGGGCCCCTCGGGCGGTGGGCGGATTAGGCGAGGTCCATGTAACCGGCGCCGAGGGGCCGGTAGAAGAGGACGCCGCCGACGCGCGCGAGGCAGTTGACCACGTAAGCCGTGTTCTTCTGCTGCGGCGGGAGCTGCTCGAATTCGGTGGGGATCTGGAATTCCACCACCTCCGGCGAGCGGACGTAGGCCACGGCGCGCGGGGCGTCCGAGTCGCCCGCCTCGTCCAGCTTGTTCCAGCGGTCCACGTTGCGGATGCTCTGGGCATTCGACAGGAAGTACTGGAGGATCGTCCGGTCGCTGTTCGCACCGTAGGAGGTGGTGGCGATCTTGCCGTAGTGGGCCACCGGGAGGAGGAGCGTGTCCGGCTCGTGGAGCTCCTTGCTCTGGGTGATGATCTGCTGCTCGAGGTGGAAGAGGTCCGCGAGGATCTGATCCGCCGTGGTGGCCGGGTTGAGCCAGTCACCGTTGACCGCGGCGATCTCCGGGACGTTCGGGTGGTTCAGGAAGCCCGGGAGGTTCTTCTCCGGGACGCCGAACGCCGCGATGTCGTCGATCTTGCGGTCGATGGCGTTGCGAGCCGCCTGGGCCTTCTTCGCGTCCAGGGGAACGCCCGCGAACGCCGCGCGCTTCAGGTCGCGGACGGTCCACTGGTAGGCGTTGCCGAGGTCCGTGAAGGTGACCACGAACTCGCGCGCGAGGGCGTCCACGAGCGGCAGATCGTCCGCGTATTCGGAGATCAGCTTCGCGGAGCCGGTCTCGTCCCACTGGCGGTAGATCATGCTCTCCGCGCCTTCGGGGACCTCGTTGGAGACCGGGATGAATTCCCGCGCCTTCAGCTTCGAGTAGAGAACATCGTAGGTCTGGGCCTTGATGTACTCGAGCTGACGCGCGAGGACCGCGGTTTCCGCGTCGTCCATGCGAACGCCGTTGGCGAGCATGAGAATCTGGAGGAGCTGGTGCATTCTCGTTCTCCGGGAGCCCGCGCCGTTCAGGGCGCGGGTCCGTCAGGAAGGTTTTACGGGAGGTTGATCTCGATCACGGCGAGCGCGCCCGCGACGCCGGTGGAGCGGATCACCGCACCGGGCACCAGCGTTGCGTTGGCCGTGTCCGCGTCCGTGCGAACGCCGCCGAGGCGGGTGTTCCCGCCGTTGGCGGTGTGGCGAATGTAGACGGGATCGCCGAAGTCGTGGGCGTCCTCCACCACCGCGTAGATCCGGCCGCGGCGGAGAACGCCGATGGTCTCCCGCTCCTGGAACGAGACCGCGCCGTCCGAGATCTGGCCCTGGAAGCCCGCGGAGACGTTGCGGCTCTGCTCGCGGGTGGGGCTGTAGATCGTGAAACCGAGCTGGCGGCCCGCGGCGAGCTCCGCCGAGCTGGCGGGGAGCTTCGCCTGATGATCCGCCGTGCCCTTCACCACGAAGGAACCGGCCGGGATGGCGGAGCCCTCCGCGATGAAGGAATCGGCGTGCTTCGTGGTCGTGTCGGCGAGCGCGCCCTCGAGGGCCACCGCCGGGTTCTGGGTATAGGTGAGCTGCATTGCTTGTCCCTTCTGGCGCCGGTGGAGGGCGCGAAATCGTTGGCCGGGTTTACTTCCGCGAGGAGGCGAGGTCCTTCTTCCAGGCCTCGCGGCTCGCCTTCTTCGCCGCGAGAAGCGCCGCCTCCGCGTCGATGCGCTCCTCGCCGCCCTCGCCGCCGGGGACCGGGGCGATCTTCTCGCGCACGCCGTCCAGGGTGGTCCGCGTGCCGGAGACCGGGAGGGCGTTGAAGACGCCGCGGATGAAGTCCACGGAGGTCTTGCTGTCGAACTTCGCCGCCATCGTGGGGGCCGCGGTCTTCACCGCCTCCACCATGATCTCGCGTTCCTTCTTCCCGTCGAACTTGACGGACGGGGCGAGCTGCTTGGCGCGGTTCAGGACCGCGAGGCGCTTGGAGACGAGGGAGTCCAGGACCTCCTCCGAGACCTTCTTCTCCGCCTCCTCCTCGTCGGTGATCTGTTCCTCTTCCTCGCCGTCCGCGGTGGGGGCCACGGGCTCCGGGTTGGCCGCGGCGATGGCGGCCGCCATGAGCTGCTGCTGGGCGCCCGCAAGAACACCCATCGCCTCCTCGAGCGCCGAGGAGATCGCCGCGGCGTCCTCGTCCTTTCGGGGCTGGGCGAGGCAGCGCGAGACCGACGCCTCGAGGGCCGTCCGCGCCTGGGCGGCGCCGGTGCCCTTCAGGGTGTAATCCACGCCGTCGATGTTCACGGAGTCGAAGCGCGCCGAAAACTGCACCTTGGGAAACTTGAACTTCATCGCTCGTGTCCTTCCGCCGCCGGGGGGCGGCTTCGTGCCGGAGCTCCCGGCGGTGGGGTCCATCACAGCGCCCGCCGAGTCCAGGCGGAGCGCAACGTCCGATCCCGCGCGGCCCCATCCTTCGGGACCCAGGGCCGCGTGGTTGTAGCGAATCCGACGCTGGACCGCGTCGTAGGGTTCGCCGTTCCAGGTCCCCGGGGTGGGGTCGATCAGCGAATCGTAGCCGCACGAGATCTCCACGAGCTCGCCGCGCTCCACCTTCGCCACCGTCTCCGCGTCCTGGATCACCAGGTCCGCGCCGAGGAAGTTTCCTTCCTCCTGGCGCACGTCGTCCCCGACGTGGCCCTTGGCGTAGAGCTTCCAATCGGTCACGTCGATCAGCTTCGGCGGGTGGAGGTCCGTGACCGGGCCGCCGCGAATGCTCGCCATGCTCTCCGGGTGGAACACCTCTTCCGGTGGCCGGAGCTCGCGGGAAACCGTGCCGTCCGTGCGCTTGTAGGTGAAGATCCCCACCCGCGTCAGGAACGAGGGAACGCGGAGTCCGCCCGTGGGCGTCCGCTCCGTTGATCTCACCCGTCCGAAGTCCAGCCGGAGTGCCATAAATCGCACACTAGCGGGCGCCACGCCCCTAGACAAGCGGGCGGGCGCTCCTGCCGGTGGTGGCTAGAATTCGATCACCGGGATAGCGGTGCATCGGCATTGGAAATCTTCGCCGGGGTGGTGACGCCGATTCCGCTTCTTGTCCACCACCGGAGGATCGTCCCAGCGGTGGATCGTGCCGTCCAGGGCGGCGTGCTCCTCGCGGACCCGTTCGTCGCCGGAGGTGCTCCATTCGTAGCGGTCAACCCCTGCCTCGCGGTGGCGCACCTGGGTCAATTCGCCGTTGAATTTGAGCACCTGATCCCGGGCGATCAGCTCCGCGCGGCTCTTGCTGAAGCCCTGCTGCTCCACGAGCTCCCGGCGGAGGTCCTCCACCCGTGCGCCCTGGCGGCTCCGCCGCTCGAGGAGCTCCTGGATCTTGTGGAGGTTCTCCGCGGTGGTCCGGGTGATCAGGTTGACGTTCTGCGTCCGGAAGGCCTCGAGCTGTTGCCCGATGGCGGTGGCAGGCTCCGGGAGGTCCACGCCGAGGACCGCGCGGAATTGGCGGTTCACCTGTTCCCGGTTGTGCTCCGCCGCACGCTTGCCGAACCGGAGCGCCATCTGGGAAACGGCCGATTCCGGGAACCGGACCCCGTGCGCCACCGCAATGTCTTTGATCAGCCGCCCGATCAGCTTCGGCGAGTCCAGCCGGACCTCGCGGGCGTCCTCGCGGGAGAGCGTGCCGGAACCGGCGAGCGCCTCGAGGTGCGGGGCGAGGATCTCGAGCGCGGTGGCCCAGAAGCCCTCCGCGTACCGGCGGAGCTCCCGCTGGTAGGCGAGGGCGACACCCGTGGGCGCCTGGGCCGCGGGTGGCTTCCGCGCCCGGCGCCGCTTCGAGCTCGCCGAGGTGATCGCGCGGCGCATGGTGAGCTGCGCCACGAGGCTCGAGCTACGCGCCATCTTCGTCCACCGGCGGGACCTTCACCGCGGGCGGTTCCGGCTCCGGGGTCCCGGCGCCCGGGAGCTCGCCAGGGGCCGGGATGGCGGGAAGCTCGCCCTCGCCGCTGGCGAGCTTCTCCTCGTAGGCCCGGAGCGCCTCCTCGCGCGCCTCGAGGTCGATCTGGATCTCGTCCGAGTAGCCTTCCGGCCGGAAGCGGCTGATCGCCACCTCCTCCGGGGTGAGGACGCCGGACTGGATGCGGACGGAATCGGTGTCCGCGTGGAGCTTCTTCAGCTCCGCGTCTTCCTTCGGCGTGGGCGTCCAGAGCGGGGCGAAAACCACGTTCCAGCTCTTCGGCTCCCGGCCCTTCGTGGGGCCCAGCTTCGAGCGGAAGATCACCCGGAGGAGCTGGGTCATTCGGGGGAGGAGCTTCGTGGTCCGCTCCACCTCGAGCGTGTCGTACCAATTCCGGGAGTCGCTTTCCCCGGTGGCGTTCATGCCCGCGGGGCTCCGGCCCATGAGGATCGTGACCGGCATCTTCGCCGCGGCCGCGACGCGGGTGGAGGTCTGGTCCAGGATTTGGGGAAGCCCGGACATCGTGGTGTCCTTCCGCTCGAAGGACTCGTCCTCCGCGTCGATCACCAAGGAGCGGGCCACGCTCCGGCCGGTGTCGATCAGCTCGAGGCGGGTGAGCAGCTCCTCCTGGGCCCCGGCGGCGATCATGTCGATCAAGCCCTTGATCTTGAAAACGCCCTGGCTCGCGTCCTGGAGAATGTTCCCCACCGCGCTCCAATTCGCGTTGAATTGGCGCAGCGCGTTGTAGGCGCGAGACAGGGACGGCATACCCCAGCCGTTGTTCCGCATCTTCGCGCGCCTCGAGGCGCGGAGGCCGGGGAAGACGATCAGGCGGGAGGCGTGGACGTAGAACACAGGCGGCGGGGGCTGGACCTCGCCCTTCGCCCGGAAGCCGGGGCGCCACGAGGGGGCGAGCTGGTAGAGCTCCGGCTCCCCGTAGTCGGCCGCGCGCGGATCGCTGAACCACCGCCAGGGGATCAGGTCGCGCCGATCCAGAACGTTCAGGAACCGCACGTCCGCCACGTTGTCCAGATCGAGCGGCTCCTCGAGCGGGCGCCCGTCGTCCGCGCCGATCAGGATGGCGCTTCCGCCGAACACGCCTTCCCAGACCAGGGCCTCGAGGAACGCGGCTTCCGCCTTCAGGTCCTTCAGCTTCTCGAGGGTGGCGGTGGAGGCCTCGAGTCCGTCCAGCTCGAGCGAAGGCGCGGCAGGCTTCACCCCGGGGAGCGCCGCCACGACGCCGGGCGTCGCCGCCTCCTCGTCCTGGATCTTCAGGTCGATCCAGCCGCGGAGCATGTGCTCCGCCGGGGCGTCCACGATGCGGGCGGCGATGTCGTCCTCGTGGTACAGCGCCTCGAGCGTTTCGGGATCGTGTTGGGTGTAGGACGGCCGGAACCGGAAGCCGTGGAGCTTGTCCCGGTGGGAGCCCAGGCCGGTTAGGGCGTTCATCCAGTTGTCGAAGCGGGCCCTCGCCCCTCCGATGATCTGTCCGGTCTTACCCATTGGCGGCCCTCTTCATGGCGTCAACGTACCGCCCCGGAGAGCGAAGAGACAAGCGGAGGAGCGCCTGCGTGGCCGCGTCGACCTGATCGTCGTTCTTCGCCTTCGGGAATTTGGCGAGCTCTTCCACGAACTCGAGTACCCAGGGCGCATTCGGAAGGTGGACGTTCCCTGCCTCCCAGAGCCCGGTCACGGCGTTGGCTCGAGCGATCTTCCCGCCCTCCGGCTCCACGAGGATCAGGCCGGGGATCTGCTTCTTCAGTTGCGAGACCACCGCGGGGCCGTTCGCCTTGTTTTCGATCAGCTTCAGCCGGGCGGCGGGGTAGAGGCGGGAGAGGTCTTTGATCGCCTGGACGGTCTCCGTGAAGGACCACCGGCCGCGCACCTGGGCGATCAGGAAAAACTCGCCGCCCTTCATCCCCCAGATCTGGCCGACCACCCAATCGCCGGAGTCGCTTTCTTCCTTGAAGCGACAGTCCCAGGATTGGATCAGCGTGAGCCCGGTGGGGAGGGTGTCCCACCGCTTCCCCATCCATTCGCGCTTGAAGATGGCGCCGCCCGCGGGGCTGGGACTCTGCTGTAGCTGGGACGCGGCGCCCATCGGACCCAGGATCTTCTTCAGCTCCCGGACCGCCTCGAGGGGATACCGCTTCGGCGCCAGCAGCTCGCCCTCTTCCGTGCGCCAATCGCCGCCGATCTTCGTGCGGCAGGGGTCCGCCTCTTCGTATTCCATCGGCAGGCGGAGGTGCTCGTAGAGTCCGGTTTTCGCCATTTCACCGGCGAGATCGCCCTCGTGGAGCCGCTGCATGATGATCACCCGGGCCGTCTTCTCCGGGTTGGTCTGCCGGGTGGACATGGTGACGTTCCACCACGTCAGGCATTCGGCGAGGACGACGCCCGAAACCGCATCCGCGTCCGCCGGTTTGATCGGATCGTCCACGATCAGGAAATCGCCGTGGAAGCCGGTGATCTGGCCGCCCACGGACGTTGAGAAGCGGCTCCCGCCCTTCGTGTTCACGTAGAGGCCCGCGGTCCACGGGATCGTGTCGCTGTCCGGCTTCAGGCGCCCCCACCGCTCCACGTACCAATCGGACTCCACGAGGAGGCGGGAGCGGAGCGCATCGCGCCGTGAGACGCGCTCCGAATAGGACCCCGACAGGAATTTGGCGGGCGGGTGGTAGGTCCAGACCCAGGCGGGCCAGAGGACGGAGACGATGGAGCTCTTCGATGTGCCCGGCGGGACGTTGATGATCAGGTGGCGGAAGGCGTCTTCCGGGTCCTCGAGGAGCTCGAGGAAGGCGGGGCACACGTCGCCCAGGACGAACGCCGTGACCGCCTCGAGGTGGCGGCACACCTCGTCCATGTGCCGCTCCCAGACGAGGGCCTTGGGCTCCACGATGGGCCAGGCCTCGCGGACGAAATCGGCGAGGCGCATCCGCGGCGGTTCAGCCTTCGAGCTCTCCGCCCGGCGGGCTCGCCTTTCCTGAAGCAAGCGCGCCATCCGCGGCCCGAAGGACCTGATCGAAGACATCGGGGGGCAGCCTCTCCTCGAGGGCGTCCAGGAACGCCTCGAGCTCCTGTGTGACCATGACGCCGATCTTCTGGCCCCACCGGGACGGCGCGCGCCGCTCGAGATACCAGGCGGCCGCCTTCCAATCGTACCGGCCCGCCGAGGTCACGCGCCGCGCCGCCTCGTTCTCCGCCTCCACGAGCGCCGCGGTGATCTCCCCGTGGAACCGGACCAGCTCGTCCAGGGTGTGATCCGGTGCGCCGCCCTTCTCGCGCCGCTCCCGCTCCTTTGCCCCGTGGCGGAGCCACCGGCGGACGGTCTCCGAATCGACGCCCGCGGCCGCGGCGGCGGTCTCGAGGAACACGCCGTTTTTGAGGAGCTCGAGGAGGCGGTCCCAGATCCCGAACGAGAGACCGGCGCCGGGCGGTGGACCGTGGCGCTTCTTCGCGGGGGGCGGCTCCGGAGGAGACGGGTGGATGACCTCCACGTAGTGGGCGGCGAGACCCTTGGAGCGCGCCTGCGCCTTCAGCTTCGAGGCCTGGGCTTTCGTGTTCGG